ATGAAGAAGGGCGGCAAGGTGAAAGCCTACGCCAAGGGTGGCGCTGTGCGCGGCGGTGGTATCGAAAAGCGCGGCAAGACCAAAGGCAGGTTTGTATGATGTCCTCTCGCGGGATGGGCGCAATCAATCCCTCCAAGATGCCTCGTGGGAAGACGAAGGCCCGGAGGGACGATACCGACTTCACCCAGTACGCTGAAGGTGGTCAGGTGTGGGACACGCCAAACCCAAAGCGCAAGTCCAGCCCGCTGAGCCCCAAAAAGAAGGCTGCGGCCAAAGCTGCGGCCAAAGCTGCGGGCAGGCCCTATCCAAATCTGATTGACAACATGCGCCTTGCAAGGAGTAAATGATGAATCTTGACACTGTTCTCAAATGCGCCAGGATGGCTGCCGACATGCGCAAGGTGGCCCTGGGTCAAGTTGATCAGGACATCCTTGATCTGATCGCAGAACTTGAAGCTCCTGTGCAGGAAGCCCCCGCTCCGGAAGCTGACGACAAGGCCGAGTAATGACCACGACCGGCACCACCGCGTTCAACCTCGATGTAAATGATCTCATCGAGGAAGCGTTTGAACGTTGCGGTTCAGAACTGCGGACGGGCTACGACTTTCGTACTGCCCGGCGCAGCATGAACTTGTTGACCATCGAGTGGGCCAATCGTGGTATCAATCTCTGGACCATTGAGGAGGGACAGATCCCGCTGTACCCGAATCAGGCCATCTACGCCCTGCCCAATGACACCATCGATCTGCTCGATCAGGTGACCCGCACCAACGCTGGTGTAGGGGCAACGCAGGCCGACATCAACATCAACCGGATCAGCGAGTCCACGTACTCCACGATCCCGAACAAGTACGCTACGGGGCGTCCGATTCAAGTTTGGATCAACCGCCAGACGGGTGAGACAAACAGTACGACCTGTCAGGTGGCCACACAAAGCGTCGGGCTGACTGACACGACCATCTACTTGAGCGATGTCACGCAGCTTGCTGCGGCGGGCTTCATCAAGATTGACAGCGAGATCATCAGCTACAGCAATCTGGCGCAGCCCAATCCGAGTCTCACTTCGGGATACATCAGCTATTGCGGGCGCGGGCAGCAGAACACGATTGCAGCGCTTCACAGCATCGGCGCGGCAGTCTCTGTGGTTCGTCCCCCGTCCATCAACATCTGGCCAATCCCCAATCAAGGATCGGTCGGCAACCCGTACTACATGTTTGTGTACTGGCGTATGCGCCGTATGCAAGACGCTGGGACAGGCGCCAAGACTCAGGACATTCCTTTCCGGTTCGTTGAGTGCATGGTTGCCGGTCTGGCCTACAAGTTGTCCATGAAGCTCCCCGAGATGGATCCAACGAGGATCATGGCGCTCAAGGCAGAGTACGACCTCCAGTGGCAGTTGGCTTCGGAAGAAGATCGAGACAAGGCAAGTGATCGTTTTGTGCCGCGCTCGATGTTCTATGCCTGATCATGGACTACTACCAAGAACTTCTCAAAGCCCTCGGTAACGTCGATGACGTCGAGTATTTGTTTCGCACTTCCAGAGCAGACAGGCCAAAATATCCTGGATCGTATTACGCTTTGCATTCTGGAAGCCAAACAACTGGGTTTCGAGAGCCATCTGATCAAAAAGGGAAAGGCTATTCGTTACAAAACAAATCCGAAAAAACATTTTTTCTTAATTCTGATGACGCAGACGACTTTACAAGGTTGTTCAGAGACAAAAAAATTGCAACAGAAATGGTTCCTGTATCTTATGATCAGAAAACAAAAACAGGAACTGTGGCTATTCGCGCATTAGAAGATGGTTCTCACATGTGGACTGGCCCCTTTAAGAAGGGGGATGTGTTAAAGCGTGCGCAATTTTCTACGATGCCACAAGTTGGGCTGGCTCCAGTAGAAATGGATAGCCATATTAGCCCAAGAGGGACCGAGGGCGCCGCGCATTTTGGTAGTCCAATAACAGAAGTCCGTCCTGGCCCAAGCCGTCTTGGCACCGCAAAGTTGGCTGGTATCGGTGCTTTGGTCAGCGGAGCAGGAGCAGCAAACGCTGGTGAGTACAGGAGAGCAGCCGCTGACATAGCAGAGTCTCTTTTGCCGCTTGGCATGACTCCATCGACATTGGCCCCAGGTACTCTGCCACCGAAGGTGCGTGCCGCACAGGATGCAGAATACAGGGCAAGACAACAGCAGCAACAGCAGGCAAGAATGAAAGCGCAAGCGCTGCTTCGCAGCGGTGTACCCATGTCAGAAGAATACCGCCAAGGTGGGCGGGTCAGGATGATCTGACATGGCCGGTCCGAAGTACGCTGCCGGCAAATACAGCATTGCGGAGTGCGACCGCTGTGGTCAGCGCTACCTGTTGAAACAACTAAAGAAGCTGACAATCAAGACCAAGCAGGTCAGCATCAAGGTTTGTCCGGAATGTTGGGAGCCTGACCAGCCGCAGCTTCAACTGGGCATGTATCCGGTGTACGATCCGCAGGCTGTGCGTGAGCCGCGTCCGGATACAAGCTACACGCAATCTGGTTTGACCGGGTTGCAGACCGATATCACGCCGGGTACAGGATTGAACCAAGACGGTTTCCCCAGTGAAGGCAGTCGAGTGTTTCAATGGGGATGGAACCCGGTTGGCGGGGCAAGTGGAGTTGATGCCGGTCTGACACCAAACTACTTGGTGTTGGGTGTTCAAATTGGTACAGTCACGGTAGTGACGACGTAGGAGCCGATGATGAAAAAAGACGATATCGCGCAGGACAAGAAGATGATGAAGAAGGCTGTTGGAATGCACGAGATGCAAGCCCACGGCGGCAAGAAGACCAACATGGCCAAGCTCAAGAAGGGCGGGCCGACTGGCATGGACATGCGGAATATGGGCCGCAACATGGCCCGCGCGAAGAACCAAGGGAGCAAGTGATGGCTACGTCCAAGAAGCTCACCAAGGATTCTTCCACTTGGATGGAAAACGGCTATGGCAAGGACAACCACGATAGTGGAAACAATCTTGCCGTGAACATCAATGCTGTCCGCTCCAAGTCTTACTCTGAGCCGAAGACCTCGGGCATTCAGATGCGCGGGGCCGGTGCGGCAACCAAGGGCCGTATGAGCCGGGGACCGATGGCGTGAACTACGCTGCGCTGTACAACGCACTCATTGCGTACACGGAGAACAGAAGCAGCGAGTTTGCTGCTCAGATCCCTGTTTTCGTCCAACAGGCCGAACAGCGCATCTACAACACCATCCAGTTCCCAACGCTGCGCAAAAACGTCACGGGCATAACGTCGCAGTACAACAAGTACCTGTCATGCCCCACTGACTTCCTGTCGGTGTATTCGCTGGCAGTGATCAATGTTGATGGCTCCTACGAGTACCTGCTGAACAAGGATGTCAACTTCATCCGGCAGGCGTACCCGAGCCCGACAGACTACGGCACTCCCAGGTACTACGCGTTGTTTGGGCCGACCACTTCAGGGGCCACCATCACGAACGAGTTGTCGTTCCTGATTGGCCCGACCCCTGATGCTTCTTACAACGTTGAACTGCACTACTTCTACTACCCGGAGTCGATTGTCCAGGGCACGATTGCGACGCTTGGGACGGTCACTGGGGGCACAACCTACACCGCTGGCACGTATGAGAACGTCGAACTGACCGGCGGATCCGGATCGGCTGCGTATGCCACGATCACGGTCAATTCCAGCGGCGTTGTGACCGCAGCGACGCTGCTGTCCGGTGGACAGTTCTACATCGTCGGGGACGTTCTGAGCGCTTCCTCAAGCACGCTGGGCGGGGCAGGCTCGGGCTTCTCTGTTCCTGTGGCCACGATCAGCAATGCAACTGGAACTTCTTGGCTCGGGGATAACTTCGACTCCGTACTCCTGTACGCCGCACTGGTTGAAGCCTACACCTACATGAAGGGTGAGGCGGACATGGCTGCGCTGTACAACCAGAAGTACATGGAAGCTCTACAGCTTGCCAAGCGCCTGGGCGATGGCCTGGAGCGTTCGGACGCGTACAGAAGTGGTCAGGCACGGTTGGCGCCCCTTCCACAAAATAGAGGGGTCAAGTGATGGCTATCCAACAAGGAGCCACCAACGCGTTTAAAACCGGCCTGCCCACCGGAGCGTACAACTTCGCCACAGATACGTTCAAGATCGCGCTGTACTCGGCGCTGGCTGATCTGGGACCGGGAACCGCTGCGTACACCACCAGCGGTGAAATAACCGGCACAGGGTACGCGCTGGGCGGGAACGGTCTTACGGTCTCCGTTCAGCCCACGATAGAGACGGTTGCTGGGAACACGGTGGCCTACCTATCGTTCTCAAACGTCTTGTGGACGCCCGCTGCGTTTACATGTCGCGGGGCATTGATATACAAGGTCAGCGGCGGTACGGTGTGCGTGCTGGACTTTGGCTCTGACAAATCGTGCTCTACTTCTTTCCAGATCCAGTTCCCCGCAGCCTCTGGAACGACAGCAATCATCCGAATCGCATAGGAAATCATCATGCTGAATAAGTCTAAAGCTGGCGACGCTGTGTCGGCTTCTGTCACTCAAAACGTGAATCCTGATGCGCGTGTTCAGGCGGGCGGGGTTTTCAAGGTCACTTGCTACGACAAAGACGGCAATCTCAAGTGGGAAGACGAGTTCCACAACCTTGTTGTCAATGTCGGACTCAAGGACATGAATGAAAAGTATTTCACGGGCGCTTCCTATAACGCCGCGTGGTATATCGGGCTGGTAAACAATACGCCCACGCCTTCGTATTCCTTAAACGATACGATGGCAAGTCATGGCGGCTGGTCTGAGTTTGCGGGCTATTCAGTTAGCGGTAACGCCACCATTCGTGCAACGTGTACTTTCGGGTCTTCCACAACCGCAGATCCATCCGTCATCAGCAACAGCGCATCTGTCGCGGTTTTCTCCATCACCAGTGGCGCAACTGTTGCAGGCGCGTTTTTGACTTCCAGCAATGTCAAAAGCGGTACAACGGGCATCCTGTTTTCGGAGGCAAATTTCAGTTCGGCGCGAACCGTGGCAGCTAGTGACACGCTGAACGTCACCTACCAGTTCAGCCTCGATGCGCTCTGATCTGCGGTAACCCCTCAAAAGACACCCGTCTTGGCGGGTGTTTTTCTTTACAGCCATGATCAAAATCGACTTCCAATTCGAGACCCCTCACGGCAAGTTCGCAGACGCTCTCCATCTGCCTGATGATCACGCCTTCACGGAGGAAGAGATCCAGGCCATGAAGGAGCAGCGCCGGGACAACTGGATCGCCATCGTGACGGCGCCTCCGGTGGAAGTCGAGCCTGCGCCGGAGCCCGTGCCTGAGCCTGAACCCGAGTACATCGAGATCAACGGCGTTCGCTACGTGAAGGTGTAAACATGGCCGATAGGTACTGGGTCGGCGGTACAGCAAACTGGGATGGCACTGCCGGAACCAAGTGGGCCACTACGTCTGGCGGCGCTGGCGGGGCCAGTGTGCCTACGTCTGCTGATGCAGTGTTCTTTACGAACCTGTCCACCGGCACCTGTACCATCTCCACCGGAAATACCGGGGCGCAGTCCATCAACTGCACAGGCTTTACCGGGACGCTGGCAGGAATCTCCCCCATTACCGTGTCCGGTAGTGTCACCCTTGTAACTGGGATGGGGTTTACGTACAGCGGAACGTTGACGCTGAACGCAACCGCTACGCTGACCACAGCAGGGAAAACGATTGGACCTCTGACGGTCAACACTGTGGGTATTACTGTAACCCTGGGGGGTCCATTGACGTCCTCTGGGGAAATTACCGTAAACGGCGGAACATTTGATACCGCCGGACATGATATTGCCGCAACGCAGATAATTACTGTTACCAATACCACGGTATGGAATTTGAACTCCAGCGTATTGACGCTGAGCGGTGTTGCTGCTGTTAATTTCACCGGCAGTATTGTTGGTTTGACGGTCAACCCCGGCACCTCTGTAATAAATATTACAAACTCTAGCGGGTCTATATCAAACGGGGCGCAATTAACTCCTGTAATTTCTTTTAACAACGTAAATTTTACAAACACGTCTGTAGGAACCAGAAATATTTCTGGTGCGTATACATTTAATAATATCACTGTTTCTGCTCCATCTTCGGCAGGCGTTGCTCAGCTAACGTTTGCGACGCCTGTAACAATTAACGGCACCCTTTCCACGACTGGCACAGAGGGCAATCGCCGGGTCTGGTTCAGAGGCGTCACTTACGGCCTCGCGCAAACCCTCACCATCAATTCCGCGCCAAGCCTGACCGACGCAGACTTCCGAGACATCTACGTCATCGGCACAGCCGCGCCCATCAGCGGTACTCGTGTTGGAGACTTGAGAGGCTGCAGAGGCATCACCTTCAGTACGCCCAAGACCGTCTACTGGAGCCAAGCCGCCGGGGGAAGCTGGAGTGGGGACAACTGGGCTGCAAGCTCTGGCGGCGCGGTCAGCACGAACAACTTCCCGCTGGCCCAGGACACGGCTGTCATCGAGAACACGGGGCTGAATACGTCGGCTACGGTGACGATGAACAGCGCGGTTCCGTACACAGGCACGGTCACGATGTCTACGCGCACAAACGCGATGACGTTGGCTTTTGGTGCCAACCAGACCATCTATGGCAACTGGACCAACGGCTCCGGCACGACGCTATCTACGTTCTCGCAGCTTACTTTCTCTGGCCGCAACACGCAGACAATCACAAGCGCAGGCAAAACGTTTGATCAAGCAATATTTATCGACTCCTACGGCGGAACAGTTGAGCTTGCTGATTCGTTGAACATGGGTCCGCAGTCCCTTACGGTCACCAACGGGACGTTTGACACCAAAAGTGTGACGTCAGTGACCTGCGGACAGCTTTCTTCCTCCAGCAACAACGT